TCCTTCCACTCCGTCAAAATATATACGAATTGCGTTTTTAAGTGGATCGTATGTTCCAACAACATGATGCCAAAGACCGTCTGCTGTCATTGGATATGATGCTAAATTACTACCATACCAATTGATGCTAAATCGGATGTTATCAGACCAATAAGCTAAGCGATATCCTTGACCTCCGCTGGATGTATATCCAAACACAAAATCATAAACGCCAAGAGTTGTCGCCCTGATCCAGGCAGCTACAGTAACTGCCACCGGTTGTAGTACAATATTATCTGGAAACGTCCCTAACCCACTTGACCCATTAAAAACTAATGTTTGTCCTCGCTTCCCACTGTCCCACGATACACCGCTATTGAGCGTTCCGGCATTCCCATTCTTACTCGAATCATAAATCTTGTCCCCACTCCCCTCATTCATCAGCCAACAGCCGATCAGGCCCTTGGCAAGGGGATGATTGTGATTAAGTCGTCTACCTAACGGTGGTTTTTGGTGCCAAGTCATTATTAACTATCAGCTCCACACTCAATGAGAAAACAAATTTCACTGTCAGCAGCAGTGTTTACATCTTCGATAAAAATAAACTTGCCGGTATGGTTAAGATGCCCCGCTGTCGGGTTTGTTACCGAAAGTATCGTTTGTGCCGCAGCTTCATCCCCCGGCATAGCAACCTCAACCGCTGTGCCCACTGGCCCAACAAACCTACATAGGTCTGTCCAAACATCCAACCCTGTGTAACCCCTTACCTGCACAATAGCTTCAAGCCCTGTTGTCGCTCCGGCCTCAGAAACAGCAATAGAAATATGTAGTGTCCCTCCTAAGTGACCGGATGTATCAATAGCACCAGTTTCTTTGGTGTTAGTCGTCCCGGTGGCACTGTTGGTGTCAACAAGAGTCCAGTCCAATGCTATTGTATTCTCGGTTTTTGTTGGTGTTGTGGCTGTAATAGCAGTATAAAGCACTCTGACATGATGCTCCATATCATTAGCATATTTACCATTGAAAATTACTCTTGCACCAGATACATCAGAAGGCAATTCAACAACATAGGTTTTGACGGCTTCATAAGCAGTTCCATCACCGTTCATTGTATAGATTTTGTCTGCACTGTCTTTTGCGTTTTGTAATCCGTCTAAGATTACAATAGTGTCAACATCAGCCATTTAATATCACCCCCTTAAACTGTTAGAGTATTGTTTAACCACGTTACTGCCGTGGTAAATTTGTTATGGTTGTAAATCGTCTGCTCTGCAATATATTTGTCGATTGCCCTTTGCATTTTAACCTTCAAGGACTTAACCTCTGTCTCAGGGTCTTGGCCCGGATTGTAATTGCATTCAAAAGATTGGTTGATAACCTCCACAGAATCATCAGTTACAACCATATTAACTGTAATATAATATGTATCCGGCTCTTTCAGCCGAACCGGACCTTTTGTTACTTGTATTGCTAAAGCCATAATTAATCTCCTTAACTCACCTGTTCCACACCAAGCCCCCTGTGCGCTCAAAAGTTCGTTCAATTATTGAACAGTCTCATTTGCTTTTAAGTTCTTCAAGACTCTTAAGGATCTTCTCATTTACTTCTTTTTGTTCTTCTTTAAATTCACTTAAGCTCCCATCTATGCTTTCCAACTTCATCTCAATAATCATTCGCTGAGCGTCCATTTTAGATACACTATCTTTATTATGCTCAACCTTATGTTCAATAGCCTCCAACTCACCTTCTCGTCTGTCTCGACCATCTGAGTAGGAATCGTGGACAAGTGTCGCAATACCTACACATGCAGCTACTATTATACCTAAGGAAATTCCAAGGTAGGACTTAGATACTTTTGAATTTAAGCATCTGTTTATTGATATTCTACAATCTGGGTCTGGACATTTAAGATCATTGCTACTTTCCGCACTCATGCAAACCTCCAATTTTCAAGTTCAGGTTCATAATCAAGTTCAGCATATTCAGCTTCTATGTCTGCGGGGTCATCTTTGGGCGAAAAGTAACGTTCGCCGAGTTCAAGCATCTCAATTATATATGCAAGACAATCCATCAAATCCCAAAGCTTCGAACGAGGAAACATTAGAAGTTGTTGTTCAAGCTTCTTGGTTGTCGGACAAGCTGCGTTGTGGTAGATGTAACCTTGCCGATAATAAGGTACAAGTTCCTTCACACGAAGTTCCTTCTTCATCCCACCACGGGCCTTTAACCAGACAAGTTCAAAGAACTTCCCACGCTTAAACATTTCGTTTTTAATAGGTTGTCGGATAAACTCGTTGAGAGAAGTTTCCTCAATCCCAAGTACTTTTGCATCTAACCTTATACCCATTCCAAAGAGTTCGTCGTAGATCTCATCTGGATACATCTTTTCTGACACTGCATCACGTACGTAGATTTTTGCACTTGCAAGGTCAATCCCTACACCAATGACTGCAGTTTCAGCTGAGTGGATTTTGACAGTCTTTGCAGGATCCATTAGGATTACAGTCTCAATGTTCTTATCTTCTTGGATCTCAGCGTCTGTCTTTTTCATATCAAGATCGTTTTTTATATTCTCAGCCGGTAGTCCATAATAGTGAAAATATTCCCTTTGGAAAGCTGCATCTTTGGAGGAAATGGGGAGATTCCGGAGTTCACGAAAGAATACATCTGTCTGGCCTGAATCACAGTGTTCCTGCCATTCCTTTTGAATATCTTCATCAGACATGAAGATAGGTGCAGTAGAATGGAAGTCATCATCGCAAGCTTCGAGACGGACTGACTCCCACTCATTTGAATCAAGGAGCTTTTGTAGTGTAGCGTCTTCGTGTTTTAAGGTGTCGATGTAGACTATTTTCCAATTCCTGTGTAGTCGAGGAACTGCTTTAATCACATCTGCGTAAAGCCACTCGTACCAGGCTCTGCGGATCTCATCGTTCATTATCTTTTGAGGATCTTCGAGGTCATCTATTATTATTAGGCCTGGCCGATCATTCTTGAACAACACACCTCGAACCTGCTGTCCTGCTCCACGTGGCCAGATGAGTGTGTTGTAGGCGACCCAAGCTTTCTTAGAGAAGACTTCCTCGAAATCTGTGCTATTTTGGTCAACTTTGAAGCTACCAAAGAAATGTTTAATCATTCTATTTGTAACGAGCTCACGCCTAAGATTTTCGGTCTGGAGTGAAGCTGCGTCATGGGACTTGTTAATGTAGCAAATGAATCCGGTATGACGAAAGAGGATGTATCTAGCCATAAGTGCAAGTCCGACAATGGAGGTCTTACCCCATCCACGAGGGGCGGCAATGGCCACTTTGTTTGCAGGTCCATCAATGAGGTCGAAGATCTTTCCATGAATCTGCTCCGCAAAAGGGACGTAGAAACGTTCGGGGAAGAAGGTTTTTGCAGTCATTTCGGTCGAGACGGAACATGCTGCAAGGATTTGTTCTAGTTCTTTATCCATATTAGATCGTTCAATAATTGAATTATCTACGGAGTTACATCTATCCAGTAAGGTATAAATATGTCAGGGGCTATCTCATAAAATCCATTATTTGATGGTAAAGCATTCCCATTTGCAGACACAACATTAGTACCAACTAAGTCAGCACCCCTGAAAACTCTTGCTGCTGAAGTCCAAGGAAAACTAGCAACTTGTTTCCATTCACCATTATGAAAGATAAATTGATACATATAATGTGAGTATACTGTAAAGCTACTTCCATTTACAGTTCTAATAGTTCCTGCTCCATGGACTATTGTTGTACCAGTAGGATCTAAAACATCAGTGAACACATAAAGATGCTGCCCCTGAAGTGCATCATCAAAGTCCGTCACAGCAGTAGGAGCTGTATTAGCAAGTTGAAGTATTTTTATATTTGTAACTGTAGGAGTTGTGTCTCCATCAGTTGCAGTTATTACACCTCTATAATTATCATCTGGAAACTGTCCATTATTTCCCATAGCATTATAGAACCAGAAAGTTCCATCGCCAGATGAATTACAACCACTATAAACATTCCAACCTACTGGTGGAGTACTTATATAAGCATCATAGAACCCATAACGAGTCTCAAATCCATAGCCGGCAAAGTAACTACGTCCATAGCATCCACTAAAGGTATTCTGTCCACCACTAGTTGCAGTACTATGGAAGTGGTCGTAGGTATTAGTGGCATCTTCGGAGTTGTATAGACCTAGACAGCCAATGAACTGATTCTGCTTGCCCCACACACCGTCTATATAGAATCCATGTCCCATGTTACGGTCAGCCCGACAGTTGTTGAAGTGATTAATAGCACCACCTACATAATAGCCAATGTCTGAAAACTCACCTACACAGTCAGTTATAAAAGCAGAAGATCCAGGAGATAGGATTGCAAAGGCTGCTATGTATAGATTAGCATCACTTTTTGACGTTAGAGACGCACCCGATTCAACTCGGCAGATGTAGTCATCATATGCTTCTATCTGAACAACTCCTTCATGGGTTGTTCGAGTTCTATCCAACATACAGTTTGTAATACCTATATCCGCTAATCGGCAGGCATTTCCGACTTCATGTAAAATTGCTTGGTCTGCAATGTACTCAAATCCACAGTATTGGACAACTCCATACTTTACATTCCTAAATCGAACACCTATGACTGGCACAGCAGCTCCAAGACCTTGAAAATCAAATCCGATGATAGATGGACTAAGGATTAGACCTACTGGAGTATCAATGATAGCTCCAGTCCCTGCAGCGATTAGTCTAGCTTTTCGTGAATAGTCTGCACCATGATAACCATAGTCATGGTTCCAAGGGTGACCTTGCATGGTTACATCTTCCTTGATGATCACGTTGCAGACGTAGTTTTTATCTAGGAATTGGACTGTCCCACCTTCACGTGAAGCTACTGCATCGATTGCTTCTTGATTGTAAACCTTTCTATGCCTTCC